CCATTAGTAGAGTAACCTATAAATGATCCATTAGGTAAATTTAATCCTTTGAAGTTAGAATACCAAGTAGGAGGAGTTACATTAATTCCTATTTGATTTCCATCATCATAAATAATACCATTTCCAATAGCAGTACCTGAAGTCCATTTTGCATGATATCCTGAAGTACCAGTACCAGTAACTGGATTAGTTAAAGCATTTTGCTTGCTATTAAATGTAGACCAATCAGTCGAAGATAAAAATCCGCTAACTGTTGAGCTTGCTTGCTTAACTTGGATGCTAGTGCCTGAACCTATTATCGCTCCAGTTCCTCCAGTAATTGTTAAAACTGAGCTTGTCGCTTCTGTTAAATTTCCAATTGTTAAAGCTGATTGCTTGCCGTTAAATGTATTCCAATCAGTTGAGCTAAGGAATCCGCTTGTAGTTGAATTTGATTGTGAAATTGAAATAACTCCAGTAGAACTATTATATGAAATCGGAGTAGTTGCACTTAAAAATGTAGCACTAATACCTCCTAATCCCGCAAGTGTATAATTAGGTACGTTAATAACTCCAGTCGTATTGTTATAAGTTGCAGCTCCGCTTGATCCAGTCGTAGTTAAAGAGATTAAAGCGCGAATGCTTGAATCTGTGTAAACAGTACCTGAATAACTAATAGCACCAGTACTTGAGTTGTAACTAATACCAGTACCAGCTGAAAATAATGCTCTAATTGAAGAATCTGTATAAACCGTTCCAGAATAAGAAATAACTCCAGTACTTGAATTGTAAGTAATTCCAGTGCCTCCGCTCAAGAAACTTGCACCAATACCACCAAGTCCAGCTAAGGTATAATTAGGTACGTTTAAAACTCCAGTAGAAGAAGAATAAGTAGAAGCTCCTGAACTACCAGTAGTCGTTAAGTTTATCGCAGCTCTTGATCGTGCCTCTGTAAAATATCTATTCGTAGGAGAAGCTAATTCTTGAACGTCATCAGTATCTAATACTACTACTCCAGTTAGACCATTTACCGAAATTACCGCTCCACCGATTGCAGCTTGTAATTCTGCAACAGTCTTTTTAAATAACTGTCCAGTAGTCGGATCTCCTAATGGGAATAAATCCGTACTCTGAATCGTAGTCTTAGCTACTAATTGGTTTATTTTTTTATTTGCCATTAATTTGGATAATTAAAATCGCTTGGAACTTGACATCTATTGGATAACATTGGGAAACTAACTACTATATCAGCCTTAACACCAGCTAAATAGTCCTTCTCATTCTCTGTAAAAAATTCTAGTGATACACTATCGCCAATCTCCCAATCAAATTTTGGGAAGCGAAGCATTGAAACTATATCTTGAGCTATTAGCAATTGATCAGATAATACCTCTGTCTCATTGCTTTCATCTTGAAGTTGTCTATCTAAAAAGAATAAGCTAAAGTTTAAGTCTAAAGATTTGCCGTTTATTTGGCTTCCAGTAAGCGAATAAAACATGGCTGGATAAACATTATCAGCTTGTGCTAAAAACTCCCACACATCGCCAAAATAGACCGTATTAATTTGGTCGTGGCTTAGTGCTATATCCTTTATCAGCTTGACTGTCTGATTTAATGTTAGTTGTTTTATCGCCATTTTGACTTAAATAAATCTTTAACTTTTCAATGTTTTTTCTACTATAATCTTTCGGCATATTAGCAACAGAAACCAGTTTGACCTTGATACTTTTCTTCGAATGATAAACCACTTCCGCATCCTTCACAATCGCCTAAGTAAATAGTCGTAGAATAAGCAGAATTATCTGGATGAATTGCATCTAGTCCAGAACCTGGATTCAAATATAAATTATATTTCCCTTGTGCTGCGTTTTGCTTTAAGAATTTAACCATTCGCTCCGCATAAAACTCAGCTCTCTTGCGATATCTTGCAGAAATGTCTAGCAAATCTTGCATCTGTGGCTGATCTGTATTATCTGAAGTCTTGCGAACTAATCCTTTGTTATAGAATTGGTAGCTAAGTCCAGTAGGAAGCTCAGATAGAACGTAATAGATAAGCGTATCAGTTACAAAGTTGTCCAATAGTGCAACTTCATCAGCCGTTAAATCATTGTTATCGATACCAGTTTGCAAACGCTCGTATAAAGCAGAACCAAGTAAAGGATGAATATACATATCTTGCGCAGTCTTAATTTCTGGCAAAACTAATTTATCGTCTACATTTGCATGAAGTCCAGTTCTCTCCTTGATTGAACTAACTGAAATAAATAAAGTATTCTTCATTCTATCCTTTTTTAATTACTGTCTGCGCCATAAATACATGTCTGCAACTTGGAGAATGCTCTCCGTTTGGCATTGTCCACCATCCGCCTCTGCGATCAAATACCGAATAGCCTAATCTTGCACTTACCGCTTCAATTTCAGCTCTAGTGTAAAGCTTATCTAAAGCCATTAAACGTGCGCAGAATTGTCTGCTTGGATGATCTGAGCTATTACGCTCGCTTACTGGAATACTGCTTCTCCACTCGTAGCTATATCGTACTTGGAAAGTAGTAGTCTGTGGCTTAGGAGCATTCAATTGACTCAATGGCTTTAATAAGCTATGTTCAATCGTTCCTTTAACTTCAGAAGCTTTAATAATATCCTTAGCAATTAATCCTTCGATAACTCGCTTAATGATATTCACATCTGTCTTAGTAGTTCCAGCTATTACTTCTGGAGTTATACGCTTATCCTTTTGAATTAAGTCTAAGATATTAGCTTCTAAAACTGTTAGCGATTGCTCTGCAAACTCCAAGTGCATTTCTTCTTCTTGCTCGCTTGCATTACTTGAAAATACTTCCTTCGATTTGAAGATTGCATATTCACTTTTACTTTCGCCAAATTCTGCAAATATCGAAATAACCTCATCTTCAGAAAATTTAGTTTTTGCTTTTGAGAACTCTTCAAATGTAGCTCCATCAGGTACTATCTGCTCGCCTTCTGGCGTTGCTAATAAACCTACGATTGCTCTAATCTCGTTAGCAGTCATAGAGTTTAATACCTTAGTTGCTACGATAGGAGATAAGCTATTAATAGCGTCAACAGTATCTTGAATTGTTGAAGTAGTCTTAGCTTCTAAAGCTGGCGCTCCAAGCTTCTCACGAATCTCGTCCTTAGTTAAGTTAGCTGCGATAATCGCTTCGCCAAACTCTATGCCAATTGGCTCTACCGGTACGATTTGCAATAACCCACTAATACCGTGTAATTTGGCAAGTAGATTGAATACTTGTTCAAGATATATTTGCTTGTCATTAACATAAGTATTTTTAAATATCTCGTAAGAATCGCGCATTTGCTGGCGTGATCCTAATTGGCCAGGAGTAGCAATACCGAATAAATCTGGCGCAGTAATTTGATGACCAGCATATAAGTTTTGCTGAATCAATTTATCTACATTTTGAAAATCTTCCTTAGTAATATCTGAAGCTCCTAAGTCATCTACAATAGGCTTGCGTGAAGCATCGTTTGTAAATGATAGAATAAACTTCTTGCCATCTGAACCAGTAAAGCGATCCGTAAACTTGCGCTCGATTGTACGCTTCTCGTCATCTGTTGGCTCGCCATTTGGCAAAGTAATTAACTTGCTTGCAGAGAAACCAGTTTGAGCATTTCCTAAAACGTGCTTAGAAATCTCAATGTCAGATTCAATGTAATTTAAAGCACCGAAATAACCTGGTAAAGCATAAGCATTCAAGTTAGGACGATACTCCTTTAGATAAAGAATCTGAGTGCCAGTTCTTAACTGAGAATTGAAAGCGTTATATACTTCCTTCTTATATTTTTGATCCTTCCAATTATCCGAATACCAGAACTGAGTATTGTCTTCGTTTGCTCTTACCTTCGTGTAGTCCAAGTGATAAATCTCAGAAAGATTTCCACCTACTTGACTCCAAACTATTTGCATATAAGCTCCTCCGAATATCTCAATATCCGTAGAAACTTTGCGTAGAATTTCGGTTAACGATTCTGATTGGTTTGCACTTGCGATGAATTGTTCACCAATGGGATCGGCGTCCCCTACGATTTTGAAACCATTACCAGTAATGTAGTTAACCTTGCCTTTGATAATCGCATTATGCTTAGCGGACTTATTAAATAAGTCAACTAGATAATTCGGATATTCGTTTTTATGTCCAAACTCAATATAGCCTCCGCCTTCACCTTTCTTCTCCTTGTATTCTGGTTGCTTGGCTTCTGCAAAAGAAAGCACTAATAGTTCATTACTCATATATCTCTTACTTTGTAAGTGTTAGTCGTATTCGTGTAGCTAGTAAAGCTAAAATCTGTTGCATCTTTTAGGCTCATTTGCCCTACTTCAACAATACCAATAGCATTCGCTGGGTTAGTATTGCTTGAGCTTGCTTGCTCGTAAATCGTGTAGGTATATTCTCCGCTAGTCTTGTTAGCAAAGTGAGTATTAACTACAATGTTAAAGCTATTGAATCTGTCTGTATAGCTTGACAAATCTGAGTTACCAAGAACTACAAAGCTTACTGTCTCATTCGTTACTCTTGACTTGAAAATAAATAGCCAATTAGGAGAAGTCAATGTAGCTTTCTCAGTTAGCGTTAAAACTATATTCTCAGTCTGTCCTTTAGTCAAGTGAATCATCGTTAATAAATAGCAATTAATTTATTTTTATCCTTAAACGAAAAAAGGGTAGGACTGCTGCCTACCCAATTCTCTCGCCAACCAAACGAACTATCTTACGAAGCTACCGTTAAACCTGCGATGATACCCGAAGCTACTTCTGGAGCTAACTCTTTCTCAGCACCGCTGAAAGTTAAAGTATATCCAGAACGATCTCCTTGTGCAGTACCAGTTGCACCTGAACCACCAGTAATATTAATACCGTTAGTCTTTCCTAAATACCAATACTTACCGTTATTGTCGCCTACTACTGCTGCCAAAGAATTTTGAGCAAGTAATAAAATTTCGTTACGAGTATTAGCTTGTAATTTATTTAAAATAATGGATAATTCTTGTGCGTAGAATACCGTACCATTTTGAACTGAAGCGTTGATATTCTCAGTAAGAGAAGAAGTACCAGGTACTAATTCATACTTACGGAATACTTTACTTGAACCTTTCACAATCGCAGAGATAACTCCTGATGCTTGAGTAGTTGAAGTAACGTTGCCTTTTTCAATGAAGTAAACTTCGGTAATCCCACCTAAAGAATCTCTACAATCTAATGCGTATCCTTGTGTTAATGCGCAAGCCATATTAATTTTTCTTTAAAGTGTTAAAATTAGGGGAGTCCAATCCAATGGAAGCTCCCCGAACCTATTGTAAGATTATGCTAAAATGAAGTCAACAATTTCAGCTGGAAATGCGAAGTTAACACCCATCTTGAACTCAGAAACAAAACGTACTTGATCTGCTTCTTTAGCGAAGAACAATTCGAAACGCTCTTCTTCGTTCAACAAGTCAGTTCCTAAGAACAAGTTGCTTAAACGAGCTGCATAGATTTTAGAAGTACCATTCAAACCTGGAGTTGCGATAACTTTGATTTGAGTACCTGGAAGCATAAACTCTGAATCTGCTTTGCCATCAAAAGTATAAGCGAACAAGTTAGCATTCTTCAATGCGATAGTGTAAGTACGGAAGATGTCTTGTCCTACGAAGATTGCAACATCGTCTTTTCCTACAATCTCAGCTGGGATAGCCTTGTAAACTGAATCTAAAACTGCAACTACGTTAGAAACTGTGATACCAGCAGAAGCTGCCAATGGAGTACCGTAGTAAGTAGTAGTGTTTGCGTGAACTACTGAAGCAGAAGCTGCTGCAACCAACTTGTTCAAACCATCAAACTTGTTTAAGTTTACGTTAGCTGAACCAGTATCGCCTTGCCAGATAGCAGTCTCTAATTGAGCAGCAATCTTGTCAGCCTTACGTTGTGAGTACTCAGCAGAGAATGCGATAGAATCGTAACCTGAACCAGCAGTCAATGCTTTTTGCAAATACTTAGTTTCTAAATCTTTAGGGCATAAAGACTCGTTTACTTTGATTTTACCTACTGTAACTGTACGCTGAGTGAAAGTAGTTGAACCTGAAGAAGTGAAGCCACAAGAAGCACCATCTTGGAAGATAGTATCTGTGTCCATGATATTAATTGTTTCAGCAGACTTAACGCCTACCATTACGTTTCCTTGAGCTTTTATCAAAGAAGCCGTTTTTGCGCCTAATACAGAAGAAGAAACTAATTGTGCTACGTTCTCCTCTGTGTAATTAGCTAATGAACTTACTACAAATGCCATTTTTTTTTAATTTAAATTGTGATTTTTTATTTTACAAACTTGTTCAAGAAACGATCTACTTTGTCCGCCTTTGACTCTGTTACTTTAAACGATTGCTTCGGAGCTTGGATAGCATCTGCGCTAGGCATCTTAGCTAACTCTTCTACCAAAACAAATACTTTCTCAAATGCTTGATTAAACTTACCATCCATCTCATCCAACTTAGCTTTTAAAGCTTCGTTCTCTGCTTTCAAGTAGTTAATTGTTGCATCCATTTCATCGAATTGAGTTGACATCTCTTCTTCTTTTTCTTTTGTCATCTCATCTTCTACCTCTGGCATTTCAGCCTCTGGAGATTCGATCCCTTCGATCTTACCTTCCACAACTGTTACCATAGTGCCATCTGCTAACTCATACTCTCCGTTAGGAGCAGTAACTGAATTGCCAGACTCGTCTACAAGCATAGCATCTCCGCCCATTTCTAAAGCTGATAAATCGATTTTAGTACCATCCATAAGATCATACGTTTCGAAGCTCAACTCAGTTGCTGGCTCTTGTGCTACCTCCTCAGTTTGCAATTCTGCTTGACCAGAAAGCAATACTTTGATTTGCTCAATTCCTTCTTTAACTGTCATTGTTTGTTTAACTTTTGTTTATAAATAAATTAATTAGAATACTTTATCGTTTAACTTGCTCAAGGATGCTTACAATCTGCGACCACATAGCCTCTTCTACGCTCATTGGTTGCTTCTCCTTTTTGTAGTTAAATATACCTTCAACTGAAAAACCTTTAAATTCTCCACTCTTAATCTTCTGCCATACATCTTCGTTTTCTACCTTAAAGCTACCAAACCAAGAACCTTCTGGCGCATCTTCAAATCCTTTCATTGGAGCTATTCCTCTTGAAGAATCTACGATAAATGATTCGTATAAAGTAATGCCATCAACTGCTTGAGCTTCATCGTGCATTAAGTTTACGTTTGACTGGTAGCCTTTCTTAAAGAACTTCTGCGCTATCTTCTCAATCGTTTCTTTTGTAAACGTTACATAGTACTCGCCATTCTGATCGTTACGATAGATAGGCGTATCTGCAAGCATCAAAGCTCCAGAAACTATTCTTCTGTCTTCTGATTGAATAGCAAAGTTGGAACGTGCTTCCTTGAACTTTAAGAAGTTGCGCTCAATTGCTGGTCTATCTACTAACGCTACGAAGTCTACTTCTGCGCCATCATTTAAGTCATCGCTAATCTCTAGCTGGTAAATTGGTAAATCCATAATTATATTCTTGCTGCGTTTTCTATTCTTTTAATTCTCTTTTGGCTTCCAGTAATATCGGATTCTACTACATAAGCTCTTGCTACTACGTTGCTAATTGTGTTTAAGCTTGCTGAGTCTAAAGCCGTTGGAGCTGGAGGAGTAAATTGTGGAGCTATTGGAGCTGAAGCTGGTGCGCTAAATCCTCCTCCGCCACTCATTCCTTCAAATTGAGGTACTTGAGTATTAACAATTGCGCTAACATTAGCAAGACCTCCTGCAATAGCAGTACCAGCGGCAATTGCACCGAAAGGAGCAGGATAAGTTTTTAATGCTAAGTTTGCCGCAGCATAGGTATCAATAGTTGCTTGAGCAATTGACAAAGCCTTGCCAGCTAAAGTATTTCTTCCAATCAAATTAGCTGCTGCTCCTACTGCATTTCCAATAATAGAAAGTTTTGCTTCCTCTGTTAATTCAGTTAATTTTACTTCGGTTGCTTTATACCCTTTAATTTCTTTGTCGATTCTAGCCATGCGAAGCATTTGATTTTTTTCTCCTTGCTTCTCAATTTTATCAATAATAGAAGTAGCATTTTTTGCATCTTTTGTTCTATCTTCATAAATCTTTTTCTCATTAGCTTCATAAGCTTCATATTTTCTATGTTGCTCTTCTTCAAATAATTTAATGGATTCTTCTTTATCTAATTCTGCTTGAGTTTTTTGTTTTTCTTTATCCTTAGATATTTTAGCATTATAACCTTCAGAAATAACAATTTTTTGATTATATGCATCAGCTAATTGTTTATTTTCTTCATCGGATAAAGTCTTTCCATTACGCTTTCTTGCTTCTAAAACATTAATGTCCTCTTGAACTATTTTCTTGCGTAGCTCTGAAATCTTCTTTTCTTGTCCGCCTTGTGCTTCTAATACTTTAAGCTCACGCTCATAGGTTGCTTTTCTATTAGCTGAGTTCTTAGCGTATAGTTCTAAAGCACGATCTGATTGAGAAGTTATTCCTACAAAATCCGTAACCTTCTGCGTAATATTGCCAATAAAATTAGCAAAAGTGCGGAGGCCAGGTATAGCTTTTAAAACCGCTGCACTTACTTTATCAAAATTTGCAATTAACAAACCTAAACTAATTGCTAATAATCCAATTCCAGTAGCCGCAATAGCACCTCTTAATGTACCAAATGCTTTTACAACTGTATCTCTTATTACAGATCCTAAGTTTTTAAAACCTTGAATTGAATCAAATACAGTATTTAATCCTTCAGATAAAGCTAAAGCAGCTTGAACTTTTAGCAATTGCTTTTGTACATTCTCAGATTCTACGCCAAACAAAGCTAAAGCTCCTTGCGCTCCAGCAAATGCGCCAGCTACACCTTGAATAGATTGAGAGAATGCTGCAAATTTTTTGTCTGGATTAAATGCTTCAATTGTAGATTTAGCATCTGAAATACGATCCTTTAACTCTGCTGCTCTTTTTGCTGCTGCTGCTATTTCTTTTGCTGAAGCGCCAGCAGTATCTTGTAATCTTATTAATTCTTGAGTTGCCTCTTTTAATTGACTACGCAGACTTTTAGTGTCCGCTACAAGATTTATCCCTACCGTTTCATTTACTGCCATTAGCTTGCGTATGTTAATTCAATAACTCTTAATAATTCTACTTTAGTCGTTTGTGGTACGGTTGGATTGAAATCGACAATCTTATTTAATCTCCATAAAGCTCCATCAATGTAAATCAATCGAGCAAAATTTAAAGAAAAAATATCTTCGATAGTCAGATATAAATAGCAACTAAGAAGCTTGCTATCCTTCGAAGTTATTTCTGCAATATAATCTCCCCAGAATGCAGTAAATAAATTAGTCGTTGGATAAGCTACCGAAAGATTAAAAAATACTTGACCTGGAACTGCAAAGTTTAAATCGTTTGTTGGTTCGGTAGGATTATCTAAATGTCCTGCATATCCGTAGTAAGTAAGACCTGTAAGCAAATTACCACTTGAACCGAATGGCTTTTCTATTTTCCAAGATGCTACTTCTTCAACATACGCAAACTGCATAATTCTAATATTGTGGTCTTTAGGGACTTCTACTCCATCTTCTAAGCTAAAAATAGAAGCGCATAGCTTATCGTCCGAAGTTTTACCTACCAATATAGAAGGCGAAAATATTACTTCAACATTTGAGCTATCTTCTGCAAATTGGAACTTGCTATCTTCTCTTCTATCTGCATAAGTCTGATTAAATTTCTTATTGTATAAATCATTATAATAATCGTCATCTTCCTTATACTTAAACTCAAAGAATCTAGCGTTTAGCTCACTCATTGGCTTTAGCGTTACTTCTTTGCTATGGTCTACTTTATTCGACCAGTCTACTGAGTCTGCCGTAGGATCAGAAAGCAAAAGCAAACCAGTAGGATCGCCTGGCTCTCCATGAAGTAAAAGCTCGCCTAAGTCATTTATTTTTAAGAATCCAGCACCTTTTAAATAGAAGTCAATATATGGCTCAATCAATAAGTGGTTTGAAATCTCAGGATCTTCAAAAACGTAAAGATTAAATAGTCTACAAATCGAAGCAAAGAAATCTTTCTGCGTTATGCCTTTAGGTAATAGGCTCTTCATTGTAAGACTATTGCCAGTCGTAGCATTTACCGCGACCTTGCTATCTGAAATATAATTAAACGATAAGTTAGTAGCCTCAAAAGTAAATGAGTTGGCAGAAGTTACATAAACAAAAAGCGTGTCATTAGTATTTAAAGTAACTGATGCCGTTTTACTTAAATAAAAAGTTCTTCTATTTCCACCAGTAGATGCAATAATCTCTTCTACCAAAACATTGGAAGTAGAGTTTTTACAGATTTGAATCTTAACGCTATTAGTCGAAGTAATGTATCCATTCCCATACACATTGACGTTACCAATATTTTCAGCAGCTGGTGTATAGGTATAAGTATCTGTACCAGTTAACGTAAAAGTATAAAGCGCATTTGTTTCAAATGCTACTTTGCTATTAGTTCCAGTATATGTAAAAGTCCTACTATTTGCCTCAATTAAATTACTTATACTTACTTCTAAGTTTGCCTTGTTATTTGGAATGATTAAAGACTTAACGTAAGGCGTATCTAGGAAAGCAGAAGTATAAGTATATCCTGCGTTTTTAATAATCGAATCTATTAACTCATAAACATGGAATGCAGGTCTAAATGCGTTTAAGTGATAATCCTTAGTAGATACTTTGCACTTGCCATAATCTATCAAAGGATAAACTATTCCTACTCCAGAAGCAACTGCTCCAGAAGGATCCCAAGAAGCTACAACATTCTCAGCAGTCCAAGTCTGGTCGTACTGATTAAAGTTGTCCATGTCTTCTATTAAGCTATTTCCAATAGCCATAGAAAAACCACCAAGCTCACCAAATACTACGCACTCATATTCTACCGCTCCATCATTAATTCGAACCTCTAATAAGCGTAATACGCCTTTAAAAACTTGAATTTTATTTACAAAGATTTTCGCCTCCGCTTGACGAGTTGGATCAAAATTATACCCAACATTTGGAAGATTAGGATCGCTAACGAAATAATTATTAGCACTAGCAAAATTGTATATGTGGCCAAAGACCTTATTGTTGTTTGCATTGCCTGGAAGTGTTATGGTCTTCGAGTAATTTGTATTTCTAGAAGCGAAGTCCTTAATGTCATCAATGGCATAATTTAATTCTGCTCCTATATCGTCAAACAAATCTAATCTACTGCCTTCGATTAATATTTCAGTTATCATCTATATTGCGTTTGTTGTTTGACTCCTAAATCAAAGTTTAACTCGTAATTAAACATCTTGTCAGCCGTATCATTCTTTTCTTCCCAGCTTGTCTCGCGCATAATAATTGGAAGGTAATCGTCTCCTTTATACAAATACGCTTCGTTGCTTGAAATCAATTGAGAACCTAATTGGTAATCAGCAGCGCTTATATAATCAGATACTACTTTGTAACCGTATTGCACATTACCAGCAAAAGCTTGATTGCCTCCAAAGTGAACTCCTGAACTTGCCTTATAGCTCATTGCCGTTCCCACTCTGCGATATTCATTAGATTTATAAGTAAAACGTTCTACTCGTTGGCTTTGTCTTGACAATAGTCTAAAGATAAAGGAATCGTATCCACCAAATTTATTCTGGAATACTAACTGTACCGGAGTAAATCTAGGAGCGCAAGCTTGCTTAACTACCATCGAGTCCGATCCGACAGTAACTCGCCAAGCATAAGTAGAAGTACTAATAAAGTTGCTTCCCAAATATTGATTAATTGCATAGAAAGATAAATCTAATATTAAACCATGATTAGTTCCTAGTCCAGAACCAGTAGCGCTTGCGCCATCATTACTTCCGTCTTCATTTAGCTTTTGAATTGTAGCGGTTACGTTTGCTGAGTCCGCATTGAAATAAGTAATATAAAACTTTTCGCCTGGCATAACTAAGCCAGCAGTTCTGTCTCTTGTAGTTAAGAACTTATTTGCATAAGCGCTGATAGAATTGCGGAATGGATCAACTGCATAGTTCCAAGCTTTACCAGTTGAAGAAGTTAAGTTTGTGTAAGTCGTACCTCCGTACTCTTCTCCGTAAATTATGGTAAAGTCGACGTGTAAGAAACCATCTGCGTATTGGAGCAAACTACTTCCGCTTGTGCTAAATCCACTAGCAAAGTAGTTTCTAACAATTGGAGCTGCATCAAATACACCATATCCCCCTTCGTCTGGGAAATTTTTAACTGTGGCAACTGTCGCGCCACCAACTTGTATATCAAATACATATTTGAAATTCGTTTGAGTTGAATTGTTTGAGCTTACTACATACCAAAGCGCATCATGAGCTGAAGAATAAGAAGCTGGCGTACTATTTACTGTTATTGCCATTACCGAAATTTTGTCTAATATTTAAAATTATATCTTGTCCTAAAGCCTTAGCCAACTTAGTTTGGAACTCTTTGCCAAATGCTTTATCTAAATTGTCTTCGAAGAAACCGATTCTTGGCATACCTCTTTTCTTAATTGCTTTAGCAGTATTATAAGCTGCTTGGTAAATTTTCTTTTGAGAATTACCAGCTTGCGCTAAGGTCTTTCTCTTTTGTTGTAATGGCGTTAATCCTTTGCGCTGGTCTTCGTTTCTAATGTAATTCTTATGCCTCATATACCATTGCATAAGTGCATTTACCATCTTTGAAGAAACACTTAAAGTACGATAAGAATAAGGACTCTTGCTTGGTTGCTTGCTCTTAATACCTTTTACTCCTTTGTTCTGAAAATCATAATACTCAGAAGCAGGATTGCTTTTATCATATCCAATAGTTAAGCTATACTTAGTTCCATCTTGCGTAACTGAACTAACTTGCATGTCAGACAAATTACCTCTGTCTACCTTTCTCTTCTGATTAATCCTAGCAATAGCAAGCTTCATGAATTTGTCAGCAGCTTGTAGCATTACTGCCTCTACGCTATTCAATGGAATCTCTCCAGTCTTAGAGATACCTCCAACTGTAAAGTCTTTACCTAGCGATGCTTGAGCTTTACTAACGCTTTGCATAAGCCTTTTTCATTTGATCTGTATCGAAAGCATTCTTAGCTTTCAGGTAACTTAAATTATTCAATGCTTGAATAGTTGGCAATTCATAAACTTCACTAAGCTTAATTCTCTCATGCTCTGCTATTAATGTAGCTTGATAAATCCATCCATAGCGTTGCATAAATCCATTACTGTTATCTCTGCCTCTATCGGATTCATCCCCTCCTTTGTCATCTCCAAAATCAAATAATCCTTTGAACTCTTTATCGAGTCTGTGAATACTTGACAAAAAAAAACCATGCTTCCGTAAACCGATTCGAATGGCGCAGCTAATAAATCTTGAGCATACTCCTCGTGCTTACTCGCATTGTACTTAGCTACCTTCCAGCCGCGCCAGGTCTTTTTCATTGGCAGAACCATTGAAGCAGCAATCTTATGGCAGTTGTTTAAAACATCATTACCAAAGAACTTAGATTCAATGTAACGAGCGTATGGCAATTGACGAATATCAAATATGCACTTGTACTGCCTTCCGTTTACTCGAATAAAATCTACCGCCTTTGGCTTGGCATCTCCCTTAGCTATAAAGTCAATTTCTTTTAATTGCTTATTTAAATCTTTTATTGAAAGCGAATCTATTTGCGCTTCCGTTCGATTAGTCAAAATAGCCAAAGCTTTAATTGCCTTGTCTAGTTCCGTATCGTCTTTCTTGTTTTTAACAGCTTCCAGTTGTTGGCGTTGGAATACCGTTACATCTTTCCAGTTCATATCGTTAATAAATAGCTATTAAGAAAAATTGTACCTTCCGCTTCCAGATTTGAAATCAAACTTACGCCAAGCCATAGCTAGTGCGCAAACTGTATCGTCATGAAAGCCAGTAGGCGCTGAGTACTTTACTCCGTTTGCACTATACTGATATTCAAATATTTCTAGCTCCTCTTTAATCATGCCATCTGGATAGTGTATTCTCTCCTGGTGTATTGCCACTTGAAGGCCAAGCATAATTTCTTGCTTGCTTTGGCTTGTAAACTTAAACGCCTCTACATCTAAACCTTCTCTTTGCAGTTGCTCTACTACCGGATCGCCTACTCCAGTCGCATCTATAATCATTGGAGCTTTTGGTAAGTTACGAATCTTATTCTGTGTGCTTGCCCAGTCAGATTGAAAGCGTTCGAAATAAGCTACATTGCCTGCGTTGTCAAGACCGATAATTACAGTCCAGTCATTATATTTAGCTAAGTCAATTCCGTAGCATTTAACCGGATTTGTTGACATTGCGGAAACGCATTTTAAAATGGCTTGGCTTCCGAATGGATTCGCTGAGTTCTCTGCTGGATTAGCCATGTACTCCTGCTCGAATACTACCGTAGGAAGTTCTGCTTTCGCTGCATCTATCTCCGCATCTAAGATATATGGGTTATCGTAGCTTGTATATTTGAAGCTTTCCCATTCATCATTAGCTTCCATGCCTTTAAGAAAAAGCGAATAGAAGAAGTTCTTACCTTTAGGAGTTGACAGAAATATAGCCTTACCTTGATAGTCGGTAAGCGTTGGCCGTATTGAGTTCTGCCAGCCATCTTCTAAGTTTGGAATAAATGACGCTTCGTCAATAATCGCATAATGGAATTTTAAACCACGAAGATTATCTAGCCTTTCGCCAGTAAAGAATCGAATCGTGCCTCCGCTTATTAGCTTAAACGTTAGGTCTGATCTGTTAGCAGTTGCTACATTACTTGGAAGTAGTCTAGCTAACTCGTCAAAGAATACTTTTGCAAGCTGATAGGTAGGAGTAATATACGCTACTCTTCCGCCTTTCATCGCTTCGATGCAAGTAATGACCTGGCAGATTAAGGACTTTCCCCATCGTCTACCAGACATAAGCACCTTAAACCTAGCTTTAGAGTTTAAAACTTTAGCTTGATTATTGTGCGGTTTGGGAAGTGTTATCTTCGTTTGCAAAGCTTATAATTACTTCTTGTTTCTCCTCGTTCTTCGCTCTGTCTGTCCATCCTAAAAGGTTCTTAGCATAGAATATGCCTTTGCCTTCATTTGCTACTACATCTGCTGCTAAAGCTCTAAACATTTCATCTATATGCTTTACTGCTTTGTGCATAGGATGATTGCTATCGTTTAAGATATTGTAATAGCTTGCTCGCTTGTAAAACTCAAAGTTTTGGCGCGGAAGCCAGATCAATAAAAAATAGTTAATCGTTGGTAAGTGTCGCTCCTTGATCAGCTTAACTCCAGAAGCAGTAGCTACTTCCTTCGAATGGTTCAAGCAGAAATCTATATAAATATCTGCCCATTCTAAAAGCTTCTCTTCGTCAATATCTTTTGGTGTTCTTGCCATTATTTTTTAATGCCGTAAAAATACAAATCGCACATTCCTAAAGTATTAGTTTGAAATTCAAACTCAGAAAAATGCTTTTCAATATCTATCTTTTCGCGAATGATTTTCTCATTCAAATTCATGTAGTAATCGTTTTCCAATTGGCTTGTAAAAGGCGAACAAAAAGGAGAAGTTCTTCTCGTTCCATGCTCTGCTCTTCCATCGGTTGCGCAAGTGAATACAAGCATTCCACCTTTTCTTAAAAGCGTAATTGCGTTTGCAATTGTCTTATCCCAGTATTCGTCATGCTCAAAACATTCCGAGCTTATGATTACATCAAATTTCTCTTTGCTTTTATATTCGTGTCCTCTGCAAACTATATCTACATTAGCGCCTTCTCCAATATCAATACCAGTATAAGTATAATCGCTAAACAAATATCTGTTATTGCCATTAATATCTAGTGATCCAATGTCAAGCACCTTAACTCCAGAGAAATATTCTGGTAGTCTGTTTTTAACTGTTGATAAGTAGTGTTGTTGTTCGATGTGCGCCATTAAAATTTTATGCCTTTAGAATCTGTGTTATTATTAATTAAATCAATCTCATCTTGATTATTATCGTAGTGAGTTCCAATGTTTAAACGCTTTACGGTTTCCCATTTCATTTTCCCATTTGTAAAATATACTCTTGAATGTGGTATTTCTAACTCATCCGCTACTACATAAACTGCTTCGCTTGCCGATTCTTGTCTGCGAGTAATGATAAATACTTCTTTTCCTTCAGCGATTTTCTGCTTCGCCAATTCTTTACCTCTTGGCGTTTCCAGGGTGTCATCAAAATCGAAAGAAACTTTGGAAGAATCTGCTGCGTATGCACCGCTTGCCAGAATTGCTTGCCATACTTCCGTAGCTTTATCTTCTGTGTCATAGATACAAGCACCGCTTCCGATGCGATATTTTCCGTTGGACTCACATTTAATTACTGGCATAAATTTAAATTTTTGTAAATTTTCTTAATATGATTTATGAAGTCATTATAGCTCAAATCCATTTTTGAAACATTACAAGTTTTGCAACATGAAACTACATTTCCTTTAATGTATCCTTTTGAACTATCAATTATATCAATGCCGTTATGATTAAATGTATATTTAAAATTTGGTTGTATATAATTTAAAGTATTACTAAATCCTCCTCCACAATAATGGCAATCTGATTTTATTAATTTTAAAACTTCTTCGCTTGACA